ATGGAGTTGCGGTCGATTGATAACGCTGAGCGGGACCTTCCCCCGGAGTTCTGCCGTTACCACGATGAGGGTTGTGAGTTCGCCAGTTCTTGCCTTAACTGTCCTTTGCCGCTCTGCGTTTACGACGAACCTGGAGGCAGGCAGCGTCTGCTGAAACGACGGCGGGGACAGGAGATGGCCAGGATGTATACCACCGAGGGTAGAGGAGTAAGGGAACTGGCTGAAATTTTCGAGGTCAGCCAGCGTACCGTGCAGAGGGCATTGAAAAAGGCATTCAGCGAGGCCGCTAATATGGAGGTTACCGGGCATGAGTGAAGACTTCAGTCCCGCCGACCTGGCTCGACGGGATATCGAGAGGATTCGTGGATATAAGGAGTTACTGGACTTCTACCACAGCGTGCAGTGGGAAGGCAGGGCGAGATGGGGTGAAAGGCGCCTTACCTTTAACTACGCTAAGGTGGTGATTGACAAGGTTACCTCCTATCTGATGTCGGGCAGGGACTTCGCTGTCGAGCCGGTGGAGTCGTCGGAGGAGGCCGAAGAAAAGGCCCGCCGGGCCGAAGCGGCGCTTTACCGCGTGCACCAGGAAAACGACATTGAGCAACTGGACTTTGATACCGAGATTGACTGTGCCATCGTCGGGGACGCCTGCTATAAGGTCATCTGGGACCAGGAGATGGGTGGTGTTCGCATTACGTCTCCCGATGTGCAGGGTATCTACACCTGGCGGGCGGGCGATGACAGCTCCAGGGTATGGCGGCTGGCATCAAGGTATAACCTGAGTGCCGAGGAGGCAGAGCTTCTCTATGGTATGAAGCCCCGGGGTAAGGAGGGCACGGTCACCGAGTTGTGGACGGATGCCGAGTTCGAGCTGTGGCTGGATAACACCCGCATAGAGCAGAAGCCCAATCCTTACGGTTTCATTCCCTTTGTGATATATCCCAACCTGCGGGAGCCCAAGAAGTTCTGGGGGATATCTGACCTCACCCAGATAATGGAGCCGCAGCGTGAGTTCAACCGGGCGATGACGCAGCTTTCGAGGATACTCGAGCTGTCTGGCAATCCCGTTGCCGTGCTGGAAAACGTGGAGGAGTCTGAAGACATCGCCGTCAGGCCGGGGGCAGTATGGAATATACCGGAAGACGCCAAGGCTTACCTGCTTGACCTGCTTCAGGGTGGCGGCCTCAGATTACATATCGATTACATAGGGCTGCTCTACCGGACTCTGCACGACATATCCGAGTCGCCAAGGGCTGCCTTCGGGGGTACCGACCGTGACCTGTCCGGGGTTGCCCTGGAGATGGAGCTTCAACCGCTGCTGCAGAAGGTCGGACGCAAACGGACTATCCGGACGGCTGTCTATAACCGACGGAGTCGGCTAGTCCTCAAACTGCTGGAGAAGTACCAGAACGAGGACTTCGGTGATAACCGCGTCAATGTCGTCTGGGGGCCGTTACTGCCACGGGACGTTGCCAGACTGGTCTCCAACGAGCAGGTGCTGGTACAGGGCGGTATTCACTCCCGACGTCGGGCAATGGGCGAGCTCGGGATTAAGGACCCCGAAGCCGAGTTTGCCCGGTGGCTCGAGGAGCGTGAAGCGATTTTGAAGATGAACAGGGAACTCACAGGTAAACCTGTCCGGGGTGGAGCGAGTGAGAGAGTTGAATCCCGGGGAGAGGTTAGTGAGGAATAAACTGGCAGGAGGTCATATAGTGGTTGATGAAGTAAATCGTGAAGAGGACTTGCTGGAATGCCAGCCCGACGGAGCGGATTCCGTTGAGCCAGAAGGGCCGCAGGGTGATGCCGGGCAACCGGCTGGTGCTGATGACATGGAGGCCTTACTTACTCAGAAGGACGAAGAACTGGTGAGGGCAAATGCCCGCATTGCCGAGCTGGAAGAGGCCCTATTAGACAGGGATAGTGATATCGCATCTCTACAACAGTTCATGGCCGAGCTCGAGGAAAGACTGGCCGTCACCAATGAAGCTCTGACTGAGGCGGTGAACAGCTACCGGACCATGATTGTCCAGGCGAACCCAGATATCGTCGAGGAGCTCATCAGCGGGGACACCATTGAGTCACTCAACGAGTCCTTGGAGAAAGCCAGGAGCCTGATTGGCCGGGTGAAGCAGGGACTGGAAACTGAGATAGCCCTTGCCAGGGTTCCGGCGGGGGCCCCGGAGAGACGGCCTCCTGACCTGTCAGCCCTGTCACCGCGAGAAAAGATTCAATATGCAATTGGAGGTAAAAGATAATGGCACTGACACTTACAGAAGCAGGCAAGCTGTCCAACGATATGCTGCTGCAGGGGGTGGTGGAGACAATCGTCAAGGACTCGCCGATACTGCAAAAGCTCCCCTTCATTGAGATAGTCGGCAACGGCCTTACCTATAACTAGGATTGTACTCTTGTAGTTCGATGTTATTCACAGGCAAGAACGCCTTGATTTCTATACGGTCTGGATACGGGATAACGGCACACTGTAGGTAGTCCAGTAGCTGGCGTTTCGTTGCTGGGCTGCCAACTTCATCTCGTAGGCTGGCATCTTCAATGTCGGCCATGCCTGTAATGACTTTGGCAACTTCAGCAGCTTGCCCTTTTTCAGTTTGATTACCCATGATTAGGTTCAGTCTGAGGTCAAGGTCATGCCGTCTGCCTGCCCAGAACTGCAACCAGTACCGGGTAGTTTCGAGTTCTTCCAGTTGCGCAGGGTCAATCTCGTCCTTGATGGATTTCAAACGTATTTCCTCTATGTCCAGGTTAGCTTTGATTGCGTTCGCTTTGTCCTTTGGTAACGAGCCGACTACCCAATCTTCGGCAAGCCTTCGCTTCTTTTCGGCAATTTCTGCCAACTCGGCCTCAATCGGACGGATTGCCTTTTCTAGTTCGGCAGACTTTTCTGTGAGTTTGCTGATGTAGTCGTCCAGTGCTAACATCAACGAAGTCGGATTGCTAAGAGCGTCAGTTACTTTGTCCCACACGGCTTCTTCCAGCCATTCGGCGTCTAGTGGCTTCAGGCTGCATTTATCGTGGATGACCTTGCTCAGCTGGAGTCTGCCACGGCAACTGTAAATTCGCCGAGTGCTGTGCGACCAATTGCAGGCTAGGGCATGTCCACACAGTCCGCACTTCACAAGTCCCTGCAACAACCAAGGGGAGCCTTCACGCCTGTGTAGTTTCCTGTTGTCTTTCCGCCGTTCCTGTGCCAATTGCCAGAGTGCAGGCTCAATAATTGCTGGCATACGAATACCAAGTGGATGCTCCCCCTTATAACCAGTATGGCTGATAGTATCGCGCACGGCACCAGCGTACCACTGCCTAGCTCTGCGCTTCGTTTCGTGGCTGCGTGGTTTAATTCCATCCTCGTTCAGGTTCCTGGCAATACGCCCAACTCCCAGCCTATCGTAAACGTATGAGTTGAAAATCCTGCGGACAACCGTAGCTTCGTCCTCTTTGATTTCCAGTTCCTTCGTATCAGGGTTGTAGTGGTAGCCATACAGTGGGTTGCCCGCTGCCCACCTACCTTTGCGGTATGTGGCATGCCTTCCCTCTTTCGTCCGCTCAACGATGCGGTTCCTTTCAAACTCAGCAATTACACCCATCATCTGTAGGCTGAACCGACCATGATTTGTGCTGGTGTCAAAGCCTTCACCCACGCTGACAAATTCAATTCCGAGTTCGTCCAGTTGGTGTATGTAGTCGAGCATCGGCCGTAGTTTTCGGAAGAACCTGTCGAGCTTGGTCACGGCTACAACTTCGAATCGGTGTGCCTTGGCATCTGTGATTAGGCTCTGCAGACCTTTCCGTTTGTCGGTCGTTCCGGTTAAACCTTCATCTAGGTACAGTGTTTGTTGATACCCCTTGTACTCAGCCCAGCGTTCAAGTTCAGCCCGTTGGCTGTCCATGCTGGTACCGAGTACCTGTTCCTGTGAGCTAACTCTGGCGTAAAGTGCTGCTTTCTTCATTCAATCTCCTCCTTCTCTATAATTCCCACTCGTTTTTGTCCAAGACCCAGTATAATGCCGTCAGCATACCAACATAGTAGCCACGGTCGCTAATCGCCTTCTTGATTAGATATTGCTCTGGGTCTTCGACAATTCCGTTGAATTCAGCCCGATTTTCAGAAGATTTTCGTCCCTCTTTCATGTACTGTCGGAACTCTATCTGTTCTTCTTCACTCAATGTCAGCACTTTGCTGTTGAGTCCAGTAATCATGCGCTGTTTCTCACCATCTGGGTCAAACATAGCGTTGAAGTCATGAGCTACTTGCTGCAAATAGTCTTCGATACGTGCTTCAGTTTTCATTCTTCAAATCTCCTCTTTTCAAATTCTCGTTTCTTTTTTCGATATTCTTGAACGAATGGGCAACTATTCCAGAACGGACACCGCAGGCAGTCCAGTGTCACGAGTTCACGGCACCAGCGCACGTTCTCCAGAATCCATGCCTTACTCTTCAAAATACTTCAGCTCCAGCACCCAGCGTAGAGCAGAGATAAAGCCTGCCAAGTAAGTCAGCATGACAAGTTCTTTCGCGGAATCGAAGTGCTGGACTTCCTTTTCCAGTTTCTTCCTGATTTCACTCTTTTTTCTCAATTCCAACTCGCTTTAATTCGAAATTCTGTTTAGGTTACTGAGACTTGAACTCCACCATCATACAGTTCGACTTTTTCGGTCATCCTCGGCAGTAGTTTGCTTTCACTAATGGTTGATGGGCTCTCGTACGGCGTATTTGCCTCACGGCTGCCAACAGGTAACCGCTTCAAGCTCCTGCCTCGGCCAAGTGCTGGTAACTGCTGCGTTTTCCAAGGCGTCCAGCTCCAAACGTGGTTCTGAGCATAGCCAATCAGGCACCAGACTAAATACCCTGCGCCGACAACGCCAACGGCACCAAGCCCACCCTGCTTTCCGCCGATTGGGTTGCGAATCTTTTTGGTGTCCTCAAGTAGAATGAAACCATCATCAACCAAGTCTGAGTCGTCGAAGTCCTCTAAGTCGTCCTCCAATTCATCGTCATCGTAATAGTAGTCGTCCATCATTTCTTATCTCCAGAGTTTTTTTCATATTGTAACAGCTGATTGCTGGAATAATTCGCACGGAGCGGCGTAGGAGAACCACCGCTCCGATGCCGGAGGCTGGTAATGGCTGCTTGCTGGGCGAAAACCCAAAAGACCCAGCAAGCACACGACAGAAAAACGTGGTGCCTTCACAAGCGGGCGTACTGCGTACTCTCCAGCACGCCTTCGGAAGAATGACCACCCTGCCGCGGCTATCGACATCGCCACGACAAGCGCACCTATCAATCTTCGAATTCATCATCGTACCAGACATAATTCGCCTCAATGAAATTCTGCAAGTCGCTCAACCTGAGCCTGTAATGACCGCCAGGAGTCACCCAGCACTTGAGCTTGCCTGTTCGGCACCAACTTGTTATTGTCGGCTGCTCAATACCCGTTTCAAGGCTTGCTTCGCCAGTGCTGATTAGTGCCTCTCTTGGGTTCCTTGGCCTATATGGCATTTGAACTCCTTTTTCTGTTACGGTCTACATTGTAATATTAACACATCTTTGGACAGATGTAAACAATTTTGACCAAAATCATCCAATTCCATAGGCGTGCCAATGGCTCATTTTTGGCTCATTTTTCACAATTTTATCAGTCTCAGGACATGCCTACTGAAAATCCTAGAACATTTGTATTGTTTTCTGATGCCAAAAGTGTTTTAATAGTGTCGTGGTGTTGCCAGCAGTCACAAAATAAAATATGAAAGGATGTGATGCAAAACATGAAACGCAAAATCTTCGGAATCCCCATTTTCTCCTCAATGGCTGTGCTCACAGCCATTTGCATACTCAGCGGTGCAGTCGTAGCTGCGTTCTACTTCACGCAGCTCATCCCGGGCAGCGTGACCATCGAGACCAATGGTGAAATCAGCGTGACGCCCGACAGCCTAGAACTGGGCACGATGTACCGCAACGGCACCACTGACCTGATAACCTTCACAGTCACGAATGAGGGGGACGTTCCCCTGAAAGTTTCGGCAATCTCGGATGATTTCGAATCAGCAGTGTGCGCAGGTTCCACATTTGACTGGAACGGGGACGGAGCGAGTGCTCCTGGCACCAGTCATAATGTCCTGCAATCCCTAGCAGTTGGTGCCAGCGACACTGTTACCCTCGAAATTACAATTGGCTCCACCTGCGTAAACGGGGAAAAGGGCTTCACAATTTCATTCCACTCTCAAGACCCGTAAACAGTGCGTGGCTGCTGGCACGCCACAAGAATTTAAGGAGTTTTGAAAAATGGAAGTCGCAGTTGGACAACTTTCAATCTCGGACGAAATCACGCCTGATGGCCAGACTTACAGAATGTTGATGCTCGTGCTCATTGGGGAGCCCACAGACGATAAAATCGAGTTCTTCCGCATAGCCAGCAGTGCCCACGACCGTGCCACCATGGAAGCAATGGAAAGCTACACTTGGTGTGACCACTGCAAGATAAATTTCCGCAAAAACGGCTCAGGTACATGCCCTGTTTGCCATCAGCCCTACTGACTAGTTGTTCTGAGGCCGGAACCCGTAGAGCATCCACGCTACCAGATAGGCAAAGCGGATTGCCTTGTTGATTTCGGCCTCAGAAAACCCCTTCCTACGCATGACTTCTATCAAATCGTCAAGTTCCTGCATTGTCACCCTCCTGTGTGCAAATTTTACTGGCGCTTCGGCAAAATTAACGTCCTAAAGGACGTTAATTTGCCTACGCCGCATCCGCCGCCAATGCTGACCTTCTGACGTACTGCCACACTGCCAATGTGTCGCGTCCGCCGCCAGCAATCCTTTTTTTTGTACCTCTGAAACGTGTAATTCATAAGTAATTACACTCCGTTACAAAAACCCCGTTTTTGCTCCTTTTTGCCCCGAATTACTCGGAAGAAACATACGTTTGACCTGAATTTGCCCCCGTTTTGTTGGCAATTGCTGATAATTCCCTCAACCAATCCGACTTTTGCTCCAAAAACTCGGTAACATAGCTCCCAAATTGCGGGTCGACTTCCAGCGTTTTCAGTGTATCGACTAGCTGGCCGAATGTATTTTCCTTGAGGAATTGTTGCCAGCCTGTGCCTTGGAGCTTGTCATAGGCTTGTTGTGGTGTAAGCTCTGATACCTCTAGCAAGTCCGCAAGAATTGCCGTTTTCTTTGCGGGCTTCGGCACATAAGCGTCACCCGTAAGTTGTTGCGGAGCCAGTTGCTGTCGTTGTACGGGGGGATAAACTTCCTGTGGTGCCTGTTGCTGCTTTATCATCTGAATGGCTGCAGGAATATACCTCATGACCTCAGCAATATCTCGGATAACGCTACCCTTGCCCTCTGGTTCGAGTTCATCCCTGATTAAGTCACGGGCTTCACGGGCTTGCCTCAAGGTTTCGAGTAAGTCAGGTGGTTCGTAACCCGTGTAGTCGTGATTCTCTCCGACACTAACCTCTACTCCAAACTTCGCTTTGGCAATTTCCTTAGCCAATTCCGGGTCTTGCCTGAGGATCGTGAGCCACACGTCGGACAGGTAAGCATCGGTACGTGCCTTGGCATTTCTGGATTTGGTCTCTGGGCTGATTCCTTTTCCCCGGACCTTTTTACGTCTCGGTAATCCAAATCTCATTTCGTTCCTCCATCAATGTTATTTTTCTGATATACGCCCTGGGTAATCTCAGAGCGTGCTTTAACGGTTTGTCCCCGGTGTGATTGACAGCAAGGTCGCTGGCTATATAAAGGTAATCGGTATCCTCAAGAACTACCTTGCCGTGGCTCTCAACCAGGTAGGGCTCCTCTGATTTGATATCCTTGACATCGGTGTCGTCGATGAACGACATGACGTCCTCCCACGTCACTGCTACTGTTTGACCCGTCAAGTTCTTCAATCAAAGTCCCTCCATAACACGTTTACTTCATCGATAAACACCTTCTCAATTTTCAATACGTCCGCAGTGCCATTGGGTCTGATGCATGTAGCCAGCCACATCCACTTAGCGGTCTCACGTTGTATCACACCGAAACTTGTCGTTGGCTTCTGCTTCCATCGAATACGCATGAAATCACGCAAGCACAACTTGGTTTCAAACCAGCGTACTCTCGCTACCCTACCAACTCTCTCGATTGCCATTTGCTTCCTCCTTTCGTTCAGCAAGCACTTTGATGCGGTTCTCCAGAAAATCGATAGCACATTGGTTACAGCAGAAAACCATGCGTCTGAATTTCTGGTACACCTGGTCATACCAGGACGTTTCAATCCAGCCCGCAGGTGGCTGCGGACTCGGTTCCGTTGTTTGCTTACCGCAGTAATCGCACTGCCAATACACGTAGCGCATCATCGCACCTCCTTCGGTTGGGCGTCATACCGCTTCCCCGACCATATGCTAGTGCAGCTATACGAGCAAAATGCATACCGGATGAATCTCACCCCGTTCCAGAATGAAATCTCTAGCCAACCCTCCGGCGGACGCATACCCCCCTCTTTTGTTGCACCGCACTCGGAGCACCTCCAGATTACAATATTTGGCCGATTTTCATAGTCCATTTCTTTACCTCTCTTTCTTTAAATTTCTACACAGGGGGTGTGTTCCAAATCACACTAGATTTCCACTCTGCACTCGTAGTTCACGAACTTGATGTACTCTAGAATCTTGTCGGTATCAGCAGAGTTCGTGATGTCCCGCCCGTCCATCAGTGCGTTGCCCATAGCAAACAGTTGAAGTTGCTTGACCCTGCGTGCACCCAGGTCGTCCTCAGGGTCTTTACAACGCAGAGCCAGGTACTTGATAATTTGAACCTCCTCTTGTCTCAACTCCACTTCTGTTTCTGGTGGCAGCTTGATGTTGAAATTAGTCATGGCTTTGCGGTATTCTCTCAGACCAATTGAATCTATGATTTCGACTTTGGTCTTATCGGAGTATCGGAAGCTAAGCGGAAGCAGCCTGGACAGGAAACCACAAGCTGCTAGTTCTGGCTTCCTTCGCCGAAAGTCCTGTTTGGCCATCGTCGTGATTAAGCCTACCGTCACAGGCACCTCACTCAGGAATCGGCTGTCTCGGCTCTCCACTGACATGATACCTTCCTCGATTAAGTGGTTGAAAAATTGCACGACCTGCATCATTTGGTATTTGGGCTGGTTCAAGATGCTAAGAAAGTCGGGTATAATGATGTGCTTGATATGCCCCTTTTTGAGTTCTGCTCCATAACTTGTGTACAGGGCAAACGGAGTTACCTGCGTTGCGTACAGCACAGAGCCGTCAATCTTCCGTATGTCGATTTTCTTCTTGTCCTTGCCTTTGCCAACTTCGACTTGCTCAACCTTCGTTTTGCTAGCCACCTGCTTGACCATTGAGGTCTTGCCGCTGCCGACCTTTGCCATCAGGAATATACTCAGGGGATTCTCGCCCTTGATTGCTCCCGTGTACACCGTCACCTTCAGTGCATCCAGAATTTCATCTACTCCTATCATGACTTTTTCTCCCTTATAACCACTGATTCAATATCCTCAGGCGCAATTGGGCTGAAAACCAATTGACTGTTCGCAACCTCTAATCGACAGTAGTATTCTCCGTCTACCTCAACGCCGTTGAATTCCAACCAGAGTTTTGGTACGATTATGGCGTAAGAGCCCCCAATTTTGATTAGCTTGGTAATTCCGAATATCTCGGGTCTCTCCGCTAATACTTTGAGCTTGTCCTCAATTTTCATTTTGCCTCCTTTCTTAATATAAAAAGGGCAAGCACCTTGACTCAGTTTTTGGCACGGAGTCCGCAGGTGCCTGCCCCAATTAAAACTAGTAGTTTCGGGCCGATATTCTGTTGTTAAAGTCTAAGTGTTATATTGTAGTTTAATTATATATAATTTTAATATAAAACATTTGAAAATACAAGTCCCTGGATGCCTGTAATCAAAAATAAACCGCCTTTTCCTGAGAAGTAATACCAATACACTTCTCTGGCTCCTAACGCCTCTTAATTCGTATCCTTGCCCTCCAGCACGTTCACTACCTGCTCCACGTCGGCACCCATTCTCAGTAATTCGATGGCCTTCCGAATCCTGCCGAGTAGCTCGTTGCTGAACTCGTGCTCAGAGCGTAGCTGGTTGGCTGTCTGCATCCTAGCAAAGTATTGCCGCCTGTCCATTGTCTACTCCTTTTTTTAAACATAATAACTGTTATGTGTAATGTAAGAGTTAACATATTTTCTGTTATTTCTGCCTATCCTACGCCTGAACCAGTTCCCTTTCTGACCTGTAGTTTTTGACATACAGTCTTATTGGCAAGGGTACAACTCTGTAATCAGGAAAAGACCCTGCCTTCCATCGATTTCTACGACGTGGGTGATACCTGGGCGGAATCAACGCCGACCTTCGAGCAGAAGACGGCCCTTCTCAAAATCATGGGTGGCGACGCCGATGTCGATAACTTTCTCAAGGCGACCCGCTCCAATGTCCAGGACCTGGAGGCGGCGGTGGTTGAGTTGAAGGCTAAGGCGCTCAAGGACAAGTTTGAGGAGACCTTCATCTACGGCGATGCCACATCCGAGCCCAAGCAGTTCGACGGAGTCAGGGAACTTATTGATACCGGGACTGAAAGTGACCAGGTGGTGGCGGCCGGTGCATCCGGGGCCACCCTGACCCTGTCCATGCTGGACGAGCTTATCGACGCCATCAAGGGCGGCAAGCCCGATATATTACTGATGAGTCGCCGCTCACGGCGTAAGATTAATGCTCTGGTCAGGGCATCCGGTGGCCTGATGGACTCCGACCGCGATAGCTGGGGCAACTTTGTCCAGTTGTGGGACTCAATACCTATAGGTGTCAACGACTGGATACTGGATACCCATGTTGTTGAAGGTGGGGTGGAAACGGACACCACCGGTGGTGATTGCTCCACCATCTATGCGCTGCAGTTCGGGGAGGGTGGCCTCTGCGGTCTGACCGCACCCGGGCACCTGACAGTCGAGCCGATTGGTTCACTTGAGACCAAGGACGCCACGCGGAGTCGCATCAAGTGGTACGTCTCGCTGGCGCTCTTCAGCTCGATAAAGGCGGCTGCACTGATTGGTGTTCAGGACTAGTTAAATCTGTAGCGAACCGGATTGGGGGTTGGTGACGTAAATGTCCCGACTCCCTGTCCGGACAGGAGAGGTCGTTATGAATCTATCAGAAATGCGGACGATAGTCAGACGGGACCTGCATGATGAGGATGCAGGGAACTATCGCTGGTCGGATGATGAACTTGACAGGCACATTGCCCATGTGGTGAAGGACTTCTCCGAAGCGATTCCCAACGAGCAGAGGGTGACCATGCCGACCGCATCAGGTTCGAGGGAAATTGATATATCGGCCGTTACGGAGCGGGTCATGGTGCAGGCCGTGGAATACCCCGTGGGCAGGTTCCCGCCTGTATACCAGCGTTTTGCCCTGTGGGCGGATACCGTAACCCTGCTCGGTACCGAGGTGCCGGACGGCTCCGACGCCAATATCTACTACGGTAAGCTACATAACCTGGATGCTGACACATCGACAATTCCTTCTCAGTATGAAGACCTGATTGCAGTCGGTGCCTGCGGTTACGCTGCCGTTGAGTGGGCGGTCTATGCCATTAATCGGGCAAATGTCGGTGGTGCCGGTACCCCGGAGCAATTGCAAAAATGGGGACGTGAAAAGCTGAGCTACTTCCGCAAGGAGCTGAGAAGGCTGGGCAGGAAAAACCGGGTGAGAGCAAGGTCTCTCTATCAGTCTTACTATCCGCCGGTATCCAAGGCCACCGACTATGGTCCATAGGCAGATATCCTGGCGGTATTGTTGTAGTTATCGGGAGAGATAATGCGAGAGTTATCAAATACACTGACGGTAGCCCAAAAGGCAGCCAGTCACACCCCGTATGTCAGGGTGGATGCCAGGAACAGGGTTGCTGGTATCGTCCGTTTTGACTGGAAGAGGCTCTACACCGGTAGCGAGGACGATTACTTCCACGGAATGACCATGCCGGGCAATGGCGCTCTGGTGCGGGTACGGATAGGGCCTCCCTCTGATTCCAGGAAGCTCTACCGCCAGACAGTGTCCGAGCCCGGACCACTGTCCGATTTCAGCAACTGGACGTACGTCGGTCAGTACAACTGTGTCTGCATGGCCGTCGCATCTCAGGGGGCAGAGGTCTCTATCTTCTGGGTAAACACCAGCAATGCCGTCCGGCGTATTAAAAGCACTGATTACGGTGTCAGCTGGGGCAGTCCGGAGCTTATCGACTATTGTATCACCGCTGGGGTTGCTCTGGCGGCTGCCTACAAGCCCAATGGTGACCTGGCCCTTTTTTTCGCTGACGGTCCCACCTTTTACGTGAAAAAGTGCCTTGGGGGTAACTGGCAGTCCAAGGTGGCTTGGGACAAGACCACCGGTACTCTTTCCGGGGCAGCCGCTACCTATGATGCCGACTGGAATCTCTGGGTTACCGGTCAGGACATGGCGGGTAACTACATGCTATGGTCCCTTGTCTATGGTGATGGCGGAGAGGTCTCGGTCGGTACCTGGTCGGCACTCCGGGGATTTGCTTCAGCTCCGGCCGGTGGCAATTTCGAATACGGCTGTCCCTTTCTGGACAAACCGGACGTCTACCGCGGTCTGTATGCTGAGAAATTCTCCGGTACCCAGTCTTATGACCGTCCGTTCTGGTCTCACACCGTCACCGGCTCGACTTTTACTGAAGGTCTTTGGCACGAGCCAATACCGATGGAACTGGCAGGTGAGTACGGCCTGGCGATGGCCCACCATGGCGATTACTGCTGGATGACGAGCCCCTCTGGAGTCTGGCGCGCCTCGCTGGCTGAGCAGGGTCTCGACCTGACCGCTGATGTCCTCTCCGTGCGGCAGGAGACACATCCTGGCGGTGGAGGCCTGACTGTTGAGCTACGTAACGATGATGGGCAATATGCTTCGCCGGGAGAAGGTGCGCTGTCCATGCTGCATATCGGCTGTCAGATTGAGTTTGGTCCCGGATGTGTTACTTCTGAGGGGGAAGAGTGCAGTCCGTGCCTTGCCTACTGGCTGGAGGCCTTTGAATACGTCAGCCGCGGGGGTAAGGCGAGTGTCGTCCTGCACGCTCCTGATAGCTGGCGGCTAATTGGAAGCTGGCGGGCCAGACACCAGTTCCGCTGGAACAAGGACTCGGACGAGATGCCAGTGAAGGATATCCTCGCGTTTGTCCTTGCCAGGGTCGGTATGAAACTTGGGGTGCAGTCGCAGTCTTCCGTTATCACCGGCTACTACCCGGACTTCACGGTTCATCCCGGTAACCGGGGCGACGACATTGTTCGCAGGCTGCTCTCCTTTGTGCCCGACGTTCTATTTATTGAAGGTAATATCGCATATATCGTCAATCCGCAGTCTTCGGACAGTTCGGTTTATAGCTACGGGCAGGACCATGACATCCTGGAGGGCAGGTATCGGCACGGGGCCTGGGGATTCAACCGGGTGCGTGTCGAGGGCCTTGACCCGGTGGGCGGTACCGCCATTATCGTCGATTCTTTTTCTTGGGAGCAGATAGCCAGGCTCCACGACCGTTTAACACTTATTGATGACAGCAATATCGATACCGTGGTACGGGCAGAAGAAAGAGGCGACGCTTACCTGCGCGAGGCAGAAATAGAGTCGGTTGAGGGTATGATTCGGGTGCCGGTGAACTGCGGACAGCAGTTATACGATGTAATTGACATAACGGATATCCGTGCCGGACTCAGTGAGGGGAAAAGGAGGGTGGTAGCGATAACGCTGGCCTATCTACCGGAGCGCGGCGAATACGAACAGCGGTTGTCGCTGGGTGCGGTGTAGAGAATACAACTTTTACGCTTGTGATGGGGAGTTTTAGAGGGGCAAAGCCCCTCTAATAAACAGCTTCCCCCTCCCTTTCTAAGGGAGGGGGAGGGGAGGGTTCCCTCAATATCGGAAACGGACTGGTAGACCAAGATGAGTTTAAGCAGAGCGATATTAAAAGGCTTCGACTCCGGTAGCTATAAGGCTACCGTGCAGCTTGCCGGCAGCCACAAGGTCTATCTGGAGGGGGTCACCGTCGCCCGCAATCTATCGGCGGCAGAGATGGTTACGGGTCGAAAAGTGGCCGTGGTCTTTTTCGATGCGTATAATGCTAAAGAGGCGGTGGTAATTGCCGTCTATACCTAGGCGGTCTGGATGGTGTCCTGATAACGTCTTTATCATATGGTTGGCTACCACGGACCGGTCTCTTAATGGCCCCTCTCTTCTCCAGTAGCTTCCGTTGCTTCTCGACCAGTGTCTCCGCACGGGCAGGCTTTCGCTGTTTGTTGTAACAGCCCGGCGGGTAACTATCCTTCACAGGTAGTGGTGGGGGTTCTTGTTCACCGGTAGTAACTGGTTCTTTTACGGGCGGCGTTCGTGTGATGGCGTTTGCCAGGTCGGCAAGTACTCTGTTCTGCTCGGCGGCGCTGTTTTTCAGTTCCTGAGAGGCCTCGCTCAGGCCCTGAATGGCAGCGGTGTGGCTTTTAAGGTGGAGTGCGTACTCGGAGATGGCGTCGGTGAGTTCGCGTAGCGTCTGCTCCGTCCGTGTCATCCAGTCTTCTGCTACGGTGTCCTGTTTGCCTTCAATGATGTGGGCGAACAGTCTGGAATACCGTATAGGCGATGCCAGCTGGCTCGTGGCGTACCTGAGCAGCTTCAGTTCCCTATCGCCATAAGTGCGCGGGCGGGTACTGGCGAAGATAAGACCTCCGAAGACCTTGCCCCCGGAAAAAAGCGGCATATAGACAATGGTTCTCAGTCCCTTGTTGAGCCAGTAGTCACCGGTCCAGAACCGGCTTTCAACTAACAGGTCTGGTTCCAGCAGTGCTTTCTTGTTCTTGACAAGCCAGTCGACCGGTGTATCGTCCAGCGGGATGCTTTCGCCTGGACCTGGGTCTGTACTTGTTTTGGGCAGCAAAGTAAAGAGGTGGAGCAGGTTCTTAGATTCCTCAATCAGGCCGATGGTTACCCAGTTGAGAGGCATCAACTGCTTCAACTCGAAGACAACTTCGCGCCCCATCTCAAAGATATCCGCACGTGTCATGACAATCCGCGAAAGCGCGCTGGCCAGGGCAAGCTGCTCTTCTTTTTCTTTTTCCTTACGTTTCATGGTATTTGTCCGCTTATTCCAGCCAGTGCCCGGTCTTCAGACCGGTAGTCCACTCAGCCCTCTGTCTGTCCCTCCACCGTGTCCAGACGACACCCCCGAGCATGGATACAGCGATGATGCCGCCACCGATAAGCCAGTCCGGGCGCCCTGGATGTGCCTGTCCGACCGTTACCAGAATTATAGAGCTATCATTGAGGAGGGGCTCCCCGGTGCATGAGATGTCGATACTGACTGCCCACCTCTGTCCTGCCAGGTTTTCGTCGCCGGGGATGGTAATCTCCACCGTCGCCCAGGTCCTTTCACCGGGGGCTAGCAGTGTGTCTCCTGCAATAATCCTGAGCCAGGAGAGGTCGGGGAAGCTATCATAGCCTTCTATGGGGTCGGTGGATTGCCCCGGCGAGAAACGGAAATTATAGCTCCGTTCCAGCCCGTTTTCCACCGAAAGCACCATCCTGCCGGTGGTGCCGGGTAGCACCTCCATCTCGACGGTACTGGGGGAGACGACCAGGCTTCCGGCAAACACCGGAGAAAGAGACAGCAGGATGAACAGCAGGTTTGCCACTGCTGTGAAGGTGGTAACCCTGAGCATGTGCCTTACCAT